ACCAACAACCCCCGTCGGGGAGGCCCCGCCGTTATAGATGAGCGAAACTGTGCCAACCGCACCGGTTGCGGCGACGCCTGTCGGGATGATGGTTTCATCAACCTTGAAGGTGACGCTTCCAACACTCCCCGTTCCAAGCACGCCCGCTGTGGTGAAGTTGACCCGGGGAAGCGTTGTGCCAACCGCACCGGTGCCCTGAACCCCGGTAACCGAAACTGATCTGCCAATCCGTAGGGTTGGCGTGCCAACCGCGCCAACACCTTCAACCCCAATCGGGATGATGAAGTCGTTGACGTTGACAAAGAAGTTGCCAATTTGGCCAACGCCTTGGACCCCCGCTGGCGTAAACGCCACCTCTGGGGTAACGGTGCCAATCTGGCCGTTTGCCGATACTCCCGTGAGCGTGAACCGGACCTGCGGTGTTGTGGTACCAACTGCACCGGTACCGGAAACCCCTGTCGGGATAAACGTGACAGAAACGGAGAACGATACTGTGCCAACAGCACCTGTACCTTGGACGGAGATGCTGTTCTGACCCCACGGACCAGCGCCCCAGGTGTCGGCGCCCCAACCGGAAAGGGGAAGGATTGTGCCTTCCCCGCCCCAATTGTTAAAGCCCCAAGGGCGGTCACCCCATCCGGTTGCCACGTTAACTCACTTACGCAATCCGAATGATGGCGGTCGAGGCTGTGGCAGATGGGAACTGGATCGTGAAGTCACCAGACGACACTTGCTGATCACCACCAAACGACAGCACCGCGCAAGCGGGGTCACCCGACGCCGTGTCGTTATAGATGATCGCGCCCGACGTGATGAACGTCGCCGAGGTCCAGGTGGTGTCTGCAAAGTCGCAGACCGCCGTGGTGCCATCAGCAACCGGCGTAACCGAAGTCAGCGTGTTGCCGCCCGTGGTGTAGCCACTGCCGTTGGGCAGTTCGTCGCTGTTGCCGGTCAGGTCGGTGTAACTCGTCGTGGCAGCGCCATAAGTGCCGGTGACGGACGCAGTGGCCTTACCAAGAGCGATCTTGAAGGTGTTGCCCGTCGAGGCGGTGAAGTTGTGGACAGCCCTCAAGATTTCTACCTTGAAGGAGGTCGGCATTGCTGTGGTGAATCCGGGCATTTCAAGCCTCCAAAAGTTTTACAAGTTCAGGATGGCCCGCTTCACGGAGCCGGTTTGCAAGAGTCGTATTGTTCGACTGAATTGCACGCTGCATATAGAAGGTCAACACCGCCCGGATATGGTCACGATAGGCGTTGGCCTGATCGCGGATGGCCGGATGAGATTGATCCCCCACATAAATGATTTTGTTCAGAGCCTGCTCTGCAAGTTCGTCAGGCGTAAAGCCGCGATGGCTCACCGAGTGAACCAAAACGGTGCCGACTTCTGCTGATCCGTCTGCTGAAAACATGTTAGTTCGATGATCTGATCAAGGCGCTGTTGGCGTCGTTGACCGGCATGACGATGGTGAAGGTGGTGGTCGAGGTCTTGTCTGACCCGAAGTCCAACACGGCGATGGAACGGTTGGCTTTACTGGAGTTGTAGATCAGAGCACACCGTGCTGTAAACGCGCCGGGGTTCCACTCCACATTGTCGAAGTCCACAAAGGCCGTGTATCCAGAACTGCTGATGGTCGTGCCGGTCAGCGTCTTGCCACCTGCCGAGTACCCAGTACCCGTGATCTCTGCCGTCGTGGTGTACGCCGTAGTGTCTTCGTTCAGGTCGGCGTTGCCGTTGTACAAAGCAATCTTCAGGACATCCGTCGTGAGATCATGGATGCCCTGGTACAACTCCTTCTTGAAGGAGGTGGTCTGCGTTTGAACGATTGTCATCAGCCGACCTTCACCCTAACCTGCCCGTTCCTGTAGGCATCCTGACGGTTCTTACCATCACCCAGTTGCTTCAACAGGAGCAGGGATTGAGCAAACTGTTGCTCGTACATGGCAACCACGTCCGGCTCTTCCTTCATAAACCGCGCAGCCTCGACCATCACGCCGTTAAACAGCACAGAGTCAAAGTTGTCGCCAAGCCACGAAGTGCCGCTAGGATTAAGTACCGCATCTGCGATGGAAACGGGATAGTAGAAGTAGTGCAACTCCACCGACAGGCTTGCGCTCGGTGTTGGCCCAACGATGAAGACCAACTCTTTGGGATCACTGGACTGCGGCCCAAAGATTGCGTAGTACCTGGGGGTGCCTGTGCTTGTGGGAGTCGGGTATGCCTGACGGATGAAGTTCACATCCTTATCAAGCAGGTACTCGTAGGAGCCATCCGCAAGGATTACCGCCAGAGAAAACACTGACAGGAAATCCGAGGGGCACTGAAGGTACTTATTGTTGGCCGTCAGAGTACCCGTGACATTCTTACGAAGTACCGGCAGTTGAACTGTGTTGTAGATTTTTTGTTCGGCCAACTCCGTCATGGTGGCGAAGTCAGTCGCCGAGAACGAGTTCTCGGTGTAATCCTCAACAGCAGTCTTCAACTCCGTGTAGTTCATAAGAACCTCAAGCCATCGGGCCGCGAGCCATCGTTCCCTTGGTGGCACAACCATTACCACGGGTCTTGATACCCGAGGTCTTGGGGGCGGGGTTGTAACCATCACGGGTGATGTTGCCCACAGACATGTTCACCCGGTTGGCCGCAGTCGGCTCCGCCTGAGTGCCGTTACCCAGGGCAACCTTGCCGCCCTTCATCGTGTGCGGCTCGGCGTAGACGGAGGCATCTCCGACTTCCTTGCCGCCCATCTTCTTGCTGAACTTAGCCATTTCAGCCACCCTTCTTGTAGGTGAACGAAGACTTCTTCTGGTTGGCAACCTTGGCCAGACCGCGACCAAGTTCGCGCATCTGCTGATTGGTTTTGCCGCCCTTGGCGAGTTTCGTCAGAGGCTTGCCAGGATGCTTGGCCTTCTCATGCTTGTGCACGGCTCCGGCAATCATCTTCTTGTCCTGAGCGATGTCTTTCTTGTCCATTTCGACTCCTTACGTCGTTTGGATGGTTACTGTACCAACAGACGTGGTTGCCACCAAGTAGTTTGGCGTTAAACCAGCGTCATTTGCCCTCGCCCCACCTACAGGATTCCAGCCCCACTGGATGTCGCGGGAGCCGCCTGTCGGAAAACCCTGTTCCGGGTTTGCGATATTGATCTCAAGACTGTTTGTTCCAGCGGTCTTGTACGTCGTATCTCTACGCGGATTGCGCAGGGCTTGAGGATCATCCACCGGGTACATACCCAGTTGCAACTGCGGATGGTCGGGGTCCCAGCACTCATCACAGACCAGCAGATTGAACCGCTTGGTCTTGATGACCTCTTCTTTCAGGCGCTTGAGTTTGAACTGCTGACCGCAGCGATCGCACATAGCGATCGCCTTCTTGCCAGCGGTAAACCGATTTCCCATTTAGGTGGTCGCTCCGCCGATGAACTGCTGACGCGGCACGAACCGGATCGCGGCCTTCTCCCGATCCTCATCTGCGGCCAACTGCCAAGCCTCTTCGTACTGAGCCTTCAGCACCGGCAGGCGCTCATAGGCTTCGGGAATCTTCATGCCCATGTAGTACGACAGCCCGGCCACCATGCAGGGGATGAAGCGGAACGGAACGTCGGCCACGTCCACGCCCTCACCAGCGTCCTGCGTCCGGCGCAGTCTCCAGTACACCAGGGTGTAGGTGGTCGAGTTGTCCGGCACCGGCCAGACCGTCACGGCGGGAACCTGTGCCCAGTACACCGTGCTACCCAGCGTGTGGATGGCTGGCGTTGTGCCCTGCTGGCCCCGGAAGCAGTTGTACAGGGTGTTGCCCGTGATGTAGCCGTAGACGATGACCTCGTTGTCGATCTTGATGAACCCTTGGGCGGGCAGACCGGCGGTGGAAGACAGGGTGATCGTCGTAGCATCAGCCGAGATCTGGGCAGGCAGCGTAGCCCCGATCGGGGAAATCATGCCGTTGTTGCGCTGCACCAAGATCTGGATCGGGCGCGATGTCTGCAACTTGTTCGGGATTGTGGCGTACGTGGAGATACTGATCCGCGTAATGTTCAGGTCGGCCTGGAGTGTGGTGTTGTTCGCGTTGGTACGGATCTGGTGCTCCAGCAGGTCCACCGTGTCGTTGGGCAACGCGTAGGTCATCTGGTTGTAGGTCAGGGTGATCGTCCCCTGCTCCATCGTCCACATGTTGATGCCACGGTTTGCCCAGTCGGCAAAGAGCAGGTTCAGGCTGCGCCGGGCCGTCCGAAGATCGTAGCCCGTGCGCAGTTCTGAGCCGCAACGCTCAAAGGCTTCTTCCACGACCTCCGAGAGATCGAGGTTGAATGCAGCGATACCTGAAGTTGCCATTTAGCGGAACCTTGCAGTTTTCTTGGCGATGGCCTTGGGTTGCGCTACGAACTGCTTGCCGGAGGCTTTGCCTGCTCGTTTTGCTCGGGTTGAGGCGGCGTACTCTTGGGGGGAAAGGCTTTTGATCGCAGCCTCTGGAAGATACCTTTCACCCGTGTCAGAAGATCGTTTACCACTCTTCGTCCTCCACTTCTGGGCAGTCCAGTCTTTGAGAGACTGCTGCGGCTTCTTCACTTCTTCAAGCCCTTGAGGGTTTGAGCCAGTCGAGCGCGCTGCCCCATCTTGCCCGGAGCCTTGGCCGCTTTGGCCAGTTTGCCTGCGGGAATGGGCTTACCTTCCTTGGCGCCAAGAGCGGAGCGCAGGGCTCCGGGTTTCTTGATGGCCTTCTGGATCCACTTCTCAGCCACGGTAACCTCCGCCTTTCTCTTTGTACTTCTTGGCCAGCAGTTGGGCCTTGCGGGCCGACCACTGACCTGCCGCCGTGCCTTGGGTTGCAGAAGACTTGATCTGTTCGAACAGAGCCTTGCGCATGCCCGGCTTGGTGTAGTTGCCTGCCGCGTTTACCTTGGACTTGGCCTCCCCGCCCTCGGCGTACTCCGTGAAGTCCGTGTTGTCACGGCGCTGCTTCACAGTGCCCTTGGGTATCTTCGCCGGGTTGATGCAACCCATTCCACGGGAGGCGCGCATGGTTACACCATCTTTCCGCGAGTCTTGCCCTTCTTGCAGCAGCCGTCAGCCGCCTTGGTGTATCCACCAGCGGCCATCTTCTTCGGGGAAGGAAGATCACCGGGCATCAAGTCGCGGGGCAATTGCTCGCCCTTGGGCGTCTTGACCTTGCCAATCTTCTCTTCGGTGAAGACGTTACGGTCTTCGCGTTCTTGCATCCGCTTCATCTCAGCGGCGGTGGGGGGAACGACCAGCCCCCGTCCTGCTCCTGCTTCAGCCATGATCAGCACTTCCCGCCCATAGCCATCTTGACCTGCATGCCACGGGTCTTGCCCTTCTTGGCGATGCCGTCAGCGGCCTTATGACCAGCAGCCAAACCGCCTGCGGCCATCTTGATCTCCATGCCACGGGTCTTGCCCTTCTTGGCGATGCCGTCGGCTTGCTTGTGACCGGCGGAAAGCCCACCCATAGCCATTTTCTTCATGCCCTTCATTTCGGACCCCTTGTCTGAAAATTTACGGCCCTTGTCGGCCTTGATGAACTCTTGTCCCACAGACTGCGGGACCCCTGCCTTCTTGGCGAACTTGGGGTTTGACGCCACCGCTGCCATGAAATTGTGCTGCTTACCGCTACTGCTGGGCATCATCTTTCCCCTTGCGCCCAAACATCCGCTGCACCGTGTCGGTTTCCCAGATGCGGATCCCAGTCCACACGATCGTGAAGATAGCGGCTACAGACGGAAGCATCTCGATAAGCGTCCCAACGACGGTGACGATAGACAGAACATCGCCAACCGACTTAGCAACTTCAGCGTTATCCGGTCTCATGTCAGCAGTTCCATGCCCTCAAGGATTTGTTGATGCGGCTGTTCGGGTCGTTGGCGGTCTTGGCGCTTGTCAACTTCTTCTTCATGCCTTTCATCCGGGCACAGAAGGAGTCGCGCCGAGGTCCGCCCTCCGGTTGGGGAGCCTTCAGACCCGGTTTCCCAGGATTGGCGCGGTTGTAGGAGGCGCGGCCTTTGGCGTTCAGTCCGCCGCTCTCCGCCTTGCCCTCCTTGCGCTGCCATGCCGGAGTCTTAGCCATAGAACACCGTTGCAGCGGTGCCGGTGCCGTTGGTCACATAGATGCCCGTCTCGGCAAGGATGCCCTCGCCAGGGAACAGCATGTACAGCGATCCTGCGGCAGCGGCCGGTGTAAACGAGAACAGCGTAGCCCCACCGTTGCCGTCTGTGATCGAGATGTTCCCGGCAGACGAGGTGTAGGTCAGCGCAAGCGCCTTAATACGGGCACGAAACGACGTGACGGCCGTACTAGTTGCCGCCGCCGCTGTGCCCGATTTAACGTCGGTTTGCATCATGGCGATGCCCCCTTATTAGGTAAGCAGGCCGAGATTCTTCAGCGCAGCGACGACTTGACCCATCGTGTAGCCGCCAAACGTGGCTGTATCGTCAGCGATGCCACTGGTTCCTGCCGAGAAAGCGGCAGCGGTCACAGCCGTCGTGGGGCGAACAATCTTGGTCACGCCATAGAAACCGATGGTGTCGGTACCGGCGTTGCCGATGCCCGTGTTGCCCGTGATTTCCACGTTGGCAAACGTCGAGGTGCCGGTGGTGGCAGTTACGTTACCAATGACGTTGCCCGTGACGTTGCCCGTGATTGCGCCCTCAAAGCCATTGTCAGACTTAACCGGGCCGGAGAAGGTAGTGCGAGCCATCGCATATTCCTCAAATTGCGCTTGCTGTCTGTGAGGTCAGTCCGCCAAGCCGGTCAGCAAGCAGTTGGAGATCTTGGGACTGTCGAGTTTATACACCGGGGATCGGGGCGGGGTCAACGAGTTTGTTGAACTTCTTAAGGTTCTCCTCTTGCGGGATTACCTGAAGATTCCAGGGCACATGCAACCCGCAAACCGTCTCCCCTTGAAGCGGAACAATATGGTCCACGGCATATCGCGTGCCGGTAGCGCGGCTCATCTCGATAGCCAGCCGATATTTCAATCGAATCTCCATGCGCTGTTCGGCGGTCAGCCACTTTGGGGTGGCTTGCCGGAATCGTCTGCGGCGAAGACTGACCATCTCCCTGTACATGTCCGGGTTGGCAATCTTGTGCGCTTTTTTGTACCGCCGCTTATCCTCATCCGTTCGGGCTTGCGCCCGTGCGACCACCGTTTCCTTATTGCGTTCGTAGTACTCCCGCTTGGCCTTCTGCCCCGCCTCAGATTGGTTGTACTGGCGGAAGTACTCTGCACGGGTCTGGTTGCCCTTCCCCCACTCCACCTTCAGGCATTCCACGCAGGCTCCCTTGGTCTTGCGCGGGGCAATGTGGCCATGCTTGCACGGCTCCCCAGTGAAGTAGTGGGTGGCCCCGGTTGCCTTGGCTTCGGCGCGGGTCTTGGGTAGGTTTGTGGTGTCCATGTGGGCTCTTTGGTTATGACACGGGTAATGATACACGGTCGAACCTAGAAGTCAACGGACAAAGAAAAAGCCCGCCGAAGCGGGCTTCCAACCAGGCCAGAAGGCCCGATTTTATTAGGCTCCAGGGGAACCAAAGATGCCAAGCGGGTCGCTGACGCCGAAGCTGTAGCGTTCGCGCGCCTTGTAGCGAGCGTTTCCGGTGTCAAAATCGCCGTCCATTGACGTACTCATGGGAGTACGGATAAAGTGCTTCAGACCGTTGGGCACGTCCGTGGTGAGGAACCAAGCGTTGGTGTCCGTCAACCAGTGGTTGATCGTGTAACCCTCAGGGATCGAACCGTTGTTCTTCAACGCGTTGATGTCGTTGTCGGCGGTCGCCACGCGGAGTTCAGTCTCCAGCAGGCGGGTCGCAACGAATTGCAGTGAAGGCGGAACGATCAGTTTCCGGGGCTTGGCAGCGATCAGCAGACCACGTTCGTCCGTCCACGCTGCGATCTGGATCACGGCGTTTTCGAGGGACGTTTCGTTGAGGTCAGCACCCACGGCGGGGCGGTTGCTGTTGGTACCACCAGAGATCAGCGGATGCGCCGTCGAGAACAGGCTCACAC